GCAGCGTGGCAACGATCCGAGGGCAAGAACCCGAAAGGCGGTTTGAACGCCAAGGGTCGCGCCTCGTACAAAGCCGAGACGGGCGGGACGCTGAAGCCTCCCGTCAAATCGGGCGACAACCCACGCCGCGCATCGTTCCTCGCCCGCATGGGCAATATGCCGGGGCCGATGGAAAAGAATGGTAAACCGACGCGCCTTGCACTTGCTCTGAGAGCATGGGGCGCTGGTAGTAAGGCAGAGGCCAAATCAAAGGCCAAAGCCATTAGCAAACGAAACGAGGGCAAGTAATGGACGGACTGTTACAGCCAAAACTTGACCGGTATCTGCGCATCATCGGGCAGTACGACAACGAGTTTGCCAAATGGATGGCGCGTACGAAGAAGATCATCAAGCGTTACCGCGACGATACGCGTGGGCAGACGCTGACCGAATCGGCCAAGTTCAATATCCTTTGGTCAAACGTGCAGACGTTAAAGCCTGCCGTCTACGCCAAACTGCCGAAGGCTGACATCAGCCGCCGCTTTGGTGACAACGACCCCGTGGGCCGCGTGGCCGCACAGTTGGTTGAGCGTGCCATTGACTTTGAAATTGAGCATTACCCCGATTACCGCTCCACGATGGCGTATGCCGTAGAGGATCGGTTCCTCGGTGGGCGCGGCACTGCATGGGTGCGTTATGAACCGCACACTGCCCCGATTGGGATAGAGGACGACGGCGTATCTATCACCCCTGACATTGAGCAGGGTGAAGGCGCACCGCCCAACCTTGAGCGTATTGAGTACGAATGCGCACCCGTGGATTACGTCCATTGGCGCGACTTTGGACACTCTCCCGCCCGCACATGGGAAGAAGTCGGGCAGGTGTGGCGCTGGGTGTTTATGACCCGTGAGGCGCTGGTAGAGCGTTTTGGTGAGGACGTCGCACGCCGCATACCGCTAGACAGTGGCCCCGAGCCGCTCAACGCCTACAACGAGAACAAGCGTCTCTATAACCGTGCAAAGATTTGTGAACTGTGGGACAAGGAAACCGAAAAGGTTTACTGGTTCAGCAAGGGAATGCCCGAGATCATTGACGAGCGTGATGACCCGCTCGGCCTTGAGGGCTTCTTCCCTTGCCCAAAACCGCTGTATGCGACGACGACCAGCGACACGCTCGTACCTGTCCCCGACTTTGTGCTGTACCAAGATCAGGCGATGGAGTTGGACATTCTGTCCGACCGCATTGATGGGTTGGTCAAAGCACTGCGCGTGCGTGGCGTCTACGACTCCAGCCAACCCGCGCTGCAACGACTGATGACGGAGGGCGATAACAATGCTCTTATCCCGGTTGATAAATGGATGGCATTCAGTGAAAAGGGCGGTCTTAAAGGTAGTATTGACCTCCTCCCCCTTGACACACTCGCAAATGCGCTACTCCAGTGCTACCGCGCTAGAGAAGACATCAAGAGCCAAATCTACGAAATCACGGGCATCTCGGACATCATCCGCGGTACGTCGTTCGCCAGCGAAACGGCCACCGCGCAGCAAATCAAAGGGCAATACGCAGGGCTAAGACTGCGTTCTATGCAAGAGGACGTTGCCCTCTTTGCCTCGGAACTGATACGCCTCAAGTCACAGGTCATGTGCATGAAGTATCAGCCCGAGACGATCCTTGCGTACGCTGCCGCACAGCAGATGACGCCCGCTGACCAGCAACTGATTCCGCAGGCGTTGGAACTGCTCCGTAACAAGCCGCTGCGTAACTTCCGCGTGGACATTGCCGCCGACAGCCTTGTGATGCTGGACGAAAACCAGAACAAGCAAGACCGTATGCAGTTCCTACAGGCATTCGGTGGCTTCCTTGCTCAAGCGTTGCCGGTCGGTCAGGCCAGCCCGCAGATGGTGCCGATGATGATGGAACTGCTGCGCTTTGGTATGCAGGCGTTCAAGGCAGCCCGACCGATTGAGGGACAAATTGACGCGACGCTCCAGCAACTTGCGCAGGCCGCCCAACAGCGGCCTCCAGAGGAGCAGGGCAAGCAGGCGGAGTTGCAGGCCAAGGGTCAATTGGAATCGTCCAAGATGCAGATGCAGTCGGCGCTAAAGCAAGCCGAAATGCAGCACGCCATGCAAATGGAGCAGATGAAGAACCAAGCCAAGATGGCGATGGAACAGCAAAAGATGAACTTTGAAGCGCAACTGAAGGCTGCCGAACTGCAAGCCCAACAGGCCGCTGCCAAGTATAAGGCCGACGTTGACGCCCAGACCAAACTGATTATCGCCCAGATGGGCAAGACGATGCCTGAGCCACCCTTTACGCAATGAAACGGACGTACGTTTACATAGACGGCGAGTTTGTGGAGCGCAAGAAGGACGACAAGGGGCGCTACCACTACGTCATGCCTGACATCACGCCCTATCGGAGCATGATTGACGGCAAGATGGTGACATCACGCTCGGAGCATCGCCGTCATTTAAAGGCTAACAACTGCGAGGAGGTAGGTAACGACGACCCTGCCAAGCACATTCGGCGTGAACCCGAGAATAACACTCGGCTGGAACGCATTAAGCACATGGTCAACACACGCATGACCAACGAACAGGCTGATCGCATACTGCGCGAGATACGCCAACAAGCCAATTTCACCAATCCCCACAGGAGAGGGTAATGGACAACACTAATCCAGCAATGGTTGCGGCACGGGAAGATCAAGAGATTGACCGTCGTGAGTTGTTAGAAGCAGGGTTTGAGGCCGCCGAGAAGGGCGAACCCGTAGAAACCGTCGTACGCGATGCGGCAGGACGGTTCAGCAAGCAAGAAGCGGCACCACAACAACCGGAACCCGAAAATACGGAAGAAAAGTCGTCGTTTAACACGCTGTACGACAACGATCCGGTGTGGAAACGCCCGCCTGCCTCTTGGCGTCGTGAATATCACGAGATTTGGCAGAAAGCCGACCCGAAATTGCAGGAATACGCGTGGAAGCGTGAAGAAGAAATGCGCAAGGGTGTGGAAAACATCTTTGGCAAGGCTGAATTTGCGGATTCCATGCAAGCGGCCATTGAGCCGTATATGCAAACCATCCAAGGGTTAGGCATTACGCCCGACAAGGCCGTGTCTGCGCTGATGCAGGCCGACCATATGCTGCGGAACAGCGACCCGCAGACGAAAATGCAATATTTCACGCAGTTGGCGCAGTCGTATGGCATCAATTTGGGTGCCATGACGCAGCAGCCGGGTCAGCAAGCGCCACGCGCTGTTGATCCGCTCGTTTACCAACTGCAAAATGAACTCAACAAGGTACGTGGCGAGGTCATGGGCTGGAAACAGCAGCAAGAAATGGCCGAAAACCAGAACTTGTTGACCGAAATTAACAGTTTTAGTCAAAAGGTTGAGTATTTTGAGGAAGCACGCCCGGTGATGATCCAACTCTTACAGGGTGGACTCGCCGAGACGTTGCAAGACGCGTATGAAAAAGCCATCCGTCTTACCCCCGATTTGTTTGACCAAGTGACCAAGGCCCGACAGGCCGAGGAAGCGGCTAAACAGGCCAAAGAGGCCAACCGGGCGGCGAAAGTTGCCCGTGCAGCAGCGGTGAGTGTCAGAAGCGCCACACCCGGCGTAAACACGGCTCCCAAGGCAGCAAACCGTCGCGCACTTCTTGAAGAAGCATTGACCGAACAAGAAGCGCGTTTGTAATTAACTGAACTAGGAGACATCAAATGGCATTTGCCAACTCTAGTATCAGCGACATCATTGCTACCACGATTCAGAGCCGTAGCGGTGAACTTGCTGATAACGTGACGAACAACAACGCGTTGCTTCGTCGTCTGAAGGAGCGTGGGAACGTCAAGACGTTCTCGGGCGGTAACGTGATTTTGCAAGAAATCATGTACACCGATCCGACCACCAACAATACCAACTCGTACAGCGGCTATGAAGTGCTGAACGTGGGCCAGAACTCGCCGATTTCTGCGGCGCAGTTCAGCATCACGCAGTACGCCTCGGCTGTGACCATTTCGGGTCTGGAGATGATCCAGAACTCGGGCAAGGAGGCCATCATTGACCTTCTTGACGGTCGCATGGAAGTCGCGGAAGCCCAACTTGCCAACCGCATCTCGGGCGACCTGTACGGCGACGGCACCGGAAACGCCGGCAAGAACCTCACGGGCCTTGCTGCGGCTGTGCCGGATGACCCGACTGTTGGCACCTACGGCGGCATCAACCGCGCTGTGTGGTCGTTCTGGCAGAGCAAGAAGTTCTCGGCTGCCGCTGATGGCGGTGGTGCGGGCGCTGTGTCCAGCACGACGATTCAGGGCTACATGGATGCGCTTGCCGTGCAACTCGTTCGTGGAACCGACAAGCCTGACCTCATCGTGGCCGACAACAACTACTACCGTTTCTACCTGCAATCGCTGCAAGCGATCCAGCGTATTACGGAGAGTGGTTCGGGCCTCGCCGGAGCGGGCTTTGCCTCGTTGAAGTATTATGGCGCTGGTATGGCCTCCGACGTTGTGTTGGACGGTGGTATCGGATCGTCCACGTACAACAGCGGTGCGGGCAACGCGAACCATATGTGGTTCCTCAACACCAAGTACCTGATGTTCCGCCCGCACAAGGATCGCAACTTTGTGCCGATTGGCGGTGAGCGTCAGGCCGTCAACCAAGACGCCATTGTGAAACTGATTGGCTGGGCCGGTAACTTGACCTGCTCGGGCAGCCAGTTCCAAGGCGTGTTGATTGCTTAAGGAGTAAACGAAAATGACTGTTTCAACTAGTAATGTCATTGGCGTTGCCCTTGGCTATGCCGACACCACGCAGCAGTTCAACCTCGGCACCTGCGTCAACCTTGACGACGGTGGACAGGCGATTTACGTGCAGGCGGCCTCCACCGTCTCGCAGTACGCCGCCGTGTCTGTCCTTGCGGATAACAAGGCTGTGCCGGTGACGACGACAAATGCTGCAAACTCCAAGCGGTTTGCGGTTGCGCAAGTCTCTATTGCCTCTGGCTCCTTTGGCTGGGTGCAATCGGGTGGCGTGATGCGCGTCAACCTTGCGGCGTCCTGCAACCCGGCTGTCCCGCTCTTTACGACGGCGACGGCTGGCGTTCTGGATGACGCCACGGTGTCGGGTGGCGGTGTCGGCCTTGTGGCCGGTATCGTTGCCACGGCAACCGCGTCGGGTGCCACGGCGATTACCTGCGTTGCGGGCTTCCCGCACGTGTTGGGATACTCGGGCGCCTGATGAAACCTCTGGAGATCACGGTACAAGCGGCGGGAACGCCTGAAGAACTATGTTCTAACATACGTTCTGCCCTTGCCCGTGGTCTGCCAGAACTGACCCTCGCTCCCATCACGCACGATGCAACCATGGTGCTGGTGGCGAGCGGGTGGTCTATGCCCGACTACATTGACGACATCAAAGCGCACCGCAAAGCCGGTCATGTGATCGGTGCAATCAAGGGTGCGCATGACTTTTTGGTAGAGAACGGCGTAGAACCAGATTTTTGGGTCAACCTTGACCCCCGCGACCGCACCAACGGTATCAAGCACAAGAACGACCGCACGCTGTACCTTGTTGCCTCGCGCTGCCCGCCCTCCACGTTTGATTACCTACAAGGTAAGCGCGTGATGGTGTGGCACTCATGGGCTGAAGGCCCAGAAATGGACGCCATGGGGCCGGGTAAATTGGCCATCGGTGGCGGCACGACCTCGGGTCTGCGTGCCATCAACATCGGCTATATCATGGGCTTCCGTAAGTTTTTCCTGTACGGCTACGACTCGTGCAACAGCCCGGATGGACGTAAGCGGTTTACGGGCGAGTTGCCGGGGCTAACGGTAGACGTATGGGTAGGCGGTGCAGACGGCAAGAAGTTTAACTGCAACGCCGCGATGGCCCAGCAGGCCAACGAATTCCAGAAATTGTTTGAGGTGATGCCTGATTTGCAAATAGAGGTCATCGGGCCGGGGCTGGTTGCTGAAATCATGCGTTGCCGCCGCAACATGGCGAAGGCGGCCTAATGGCAATCCCGTCACGCGTACTCGGCAGCGGCATCAACCAATTGTCCACCGTCAGTATTTGCGGCGATGGTATTGCATCGGTCACGGCAGCCGGTACGTCGGCAGGCGATGCCACCACGTTGACGTATGTGTACAACAACGTCACAAGCGCAGCCGTTGGGACAGGCGTAAAGTTGCCACCGACGGAGATGGGCGAAACCATCATTGTCAAGAATACGACGGCAAACCCAATTTCCGTTTATCCGTATAACGCCAGCAGCAGCATCAACAACGCAGGGTTTGGCACGATCAACCCTGACTGCTCGGCATTGTTTTTTGCCGTTAGCAATACGTTGTGGGAGGAACTACAGGGTTTTGGCCGCGCTGTGCCGATCCTGCATTACGGAGCGTTTTCAGACACAACGCTGCAAACGGCGGCTTCCATTGACACCGCCTACGGCATGGTTTTTAACACGACCGACAGCAGCAATGGCGTATCTATCGGGTCGCCGTCGTCCCGTTTGGTTGTGGATTATCAAGGCGTCTATAACGTGCAATTTTCTGCACAGTTAGACAAAACCTCGGGCGGCGTGGGCAACATTTATATCTGGTTGCGTAAAAACGGCACCAACGTCGCCAACACAGCCACTACCGTCGCCATTCAAGGAAGCGCAGCGCGTACCGTCGCCGCGTGGAACTTCATCATTCAACTAGAACCAACAAACTACGTTGAATTGATGTGGGCGACGGATGACACAAGCGTTAGAATTCTTGCGGCCAGCGCCACAAGCGTATGGCCCGCGATTCCATCAGTCATTTGTACCGTAACACAGGTCAACAACCTGTAAAAATCCCCACAGGAGAACGGAAATGCTAGACAGTGACATCAACAACGCCGACGCCCAACTTCACGTTGAGTTTTATGCACGCGAGGATGGCCCGAACAAGGGCAACGTCTATTGCCGCATCCAAGCCCCCGGCGACAAGACCAACGTGATTGACCAGCCGTTGCGTGACGACCATAAGGCGCGTTTCCCGCGTCAGTGGTTGTATTTCCAGATGCAGCAGAACGAAGGTGCCGCCTCGCAGATCGGCACGCCGCTGACGCAATGGCAGTCGGACGCACCGGATGACATCAACCGCGACCAGATCGGTGAACTGTCTATCCTCAAGTTTGTCACGGTGGAGCAGTTAGCCCTTGCCTCGGACGCCCAATTGCAGCGCGTCGGCATGGGTGGCATTGGATTGCGCGAAAAAGCGCGTATGTACTTAAATCGCAAGAACCGCGTGGACGCCAACGCAGAGTTGGATGCGACCAAGCAGCAACTTGCAGAACTTCAAGCACAGATGGCCGAACTCATTGCGTCACAAAAGCGCCGTGGTCGGCCACCTAAAGAATTAACGGAGGGATAGTATGGGCAGCACGATGGTGCAATTGGTGCAGCAATGCACAAACGAACTCGGTATCCCGACGCCCTCCACCGTCTCTGGCAATTCCAGCCAAGACGTTATCCAACTTTTGGCGTTGATGAATGCGTGTGGATACGAATTGCTCCGTCGTGCTGATTGGCGCGAATTAACGCGTCAGCATACGTTTTACACGGAAGCCATTACGACAACGGGAACGTGGTCAACGTCCTCGTACACGATCACCGGCATCCCCAGCACGACATCGCTTAACACCACCTATCAGGTGCAGGGCGTTGGCATCCCGAACGCTACCTATGTCACGGCGGTCACAGGATCGTCTACGGTCACGATCAACTACCAGCCAACGGAAGCACAAGTTGACGGGCAACTGATTTTCCAAAAGGTTAAATACAGCCTGCCGTCGGACTACTACAGCACGGTCAATCGCACGCATTGGGACAAGTCTAAGCGTTGGGAAATGCTCGGCCCCGAGTCACCGCAGCAGTGGGAATGGCTGCTGTCGGGTTATATCAGCACCGGCCCGCGTATCCGGTGGCGCTTGCTCGGCCAATACTTCCAGATTTGGCCGGGAATGAACGGTGGGGAGTTGCTCGGCTTTGAGTACCGCAGTAACGCGTGGGCCTATAACGCGTTAGGCGTAGCCAAGACCAGTTTTACCGCCGACACCGATACGTGCGTCTACCCAGACCGCGTGATGGTGCTAGGCACCAAACTTAAATACTTTGAAGCCAAGGGCTTTGACACGACCGCCCTCTACCGCGATTACCTCGCCGAACTTGAAACAGCAATGGCGCAGGATATGGCAGCGGCCAACCTGTCGTTTGCCCCGCGACCGGGTACGGTGTTGATCGGTTACGACAACATCCCCGACTCGGGCTACGGGACGGATAGCCAATAATGGCCTCGCCGGTTCGCAGACGGCTTGTTCAGCGCACGACGGCCAACGTGGCGTCGTTGCCCGCCCCTGTCGGCGGCTGGAACGCACGCGATGCGCTGGCAAACATGGCCCCAACGGACGCTGTGTACTTGGAAAATATGTTTCCAAGCGTATCCAACGTCAATTTGCGAGGTGGCTACACGAAGCATAAGACGGGGCTGCCGGGAACTGTTGATACGCTGATGACGTACAACGCAGGCAGCACGATCAAACTGTTTGCGATCAGCGACGGCAAGATTTTTGACGTAACGTCGGCAGGTAGCGCCGGGTCAGCGTTGGTTGCGAGTCTCTCCAACTCTGCATGGGAGTACACCAACGTCACCACGGGCGGCGGTAGTTATTTGTATGCCGCTAACGGTGTGGACAAGCCGTTGCTCTACAACGGCACGACTTGGACACCAATTGACGGCACAAGTTCGCCTGCCATCACAGGCGTTACCACAACGAGCCTTGAAAGCCCTACGCTTTTCAAAAATCGGATGTGGTTTATTGAAAAAGACACGCTAAAAGCGTGGTATTTGCCGGTTGCATCGGTGGGCGGTGCAGCCAACGTGCTAGACCTCTCAAGCGTTATGCACCTTGGCGGCAAACTGACCGCGATGGCTACATGGACAATTGACGCAGGCTACGGCGTTGACGATAACCTTGTGTTGGTCAGCGATAAGGGCGAGGTCGCGGTGTATCGTGGCACCGACCCGACTAATGCATCCACTTGGGCATTGATTGGCGTGTGGATCATTGGTTCGCCGATTTCGCGCCGTTGCGTAACGAAATACGGCGGTGATTTGCTCATTTTGACGCTGGACGGGCTAATTCCGTTCGCCTCGGCGCTACAGTCATCGCGGCTAGACCCCAACATCGCGCTATCCGACAAGATACAGGGTGCTTTTGCTGCTGCCGCACGCACCTACAAGGACACGTTTGGGTGGGCGTTGCTTTATAACCCGCTCAACAACGCGCTGATCGTCAATGTTCCCGTCAGCACCGGCCAGCAGCAGTTTGTGATGAACAACATCACCAAGGCGTGGTGCAACTTTACGGGTTGGAATGCGTCATCGTGGGCGTTGGTCGGCAATGAACCGTACTTTGGCGGCAACACCTACGTTGCAAAGGCGTGGACAACGGGTGACGGTGGCTATGCTGATGACGGTGAGCCGATCCCGACCAAGGTGCTGCAAGCGTTTAACTACTTTGAGACGCGTGGCGTCATCAAATACTTTACCCGCGCACGACCGAGCATCTTTAGCAACGGGCAGCCTGCCATTGTTATCGGTATCAACACCGACTTTCAGACGGTTGACCAGACGGGTGCGTTGTCGTTTTCGCCAACAACCGCAGGATTGTGGAATGTTGGTTTATGGGATGTTGCGCTATGGGGTTCTGATGTCGTCATCACGAACAACCAATCTGGCGTGACAGGACTTGGTTACTCGGGAGCCATTTCGTTCACGAGTAGAAGTAAGAATTTGCAGATTCAGTGGGCATCAACAGACGTTGTGTATCAAATCGGATGGGCTGGAATATAGTCAGCGGGCCGGAAATCGGCCATTGGGTAACGGCGCAAACCGACGGGTCATTTTGGCCCGAGCGGGCAACGGCCATCGGTCTTAAAAAAGACGGCCAGATTGTCGCCGGTACGGTGTACGAGATGTGGAACGGCAAATCGGTCGTTTGCCACATTGCTTGGAACCGCGTAACCCCTGCCTACGTCGCCGCCGTCTACGATTATGCGTACAACGTCTGCGGAGTTGATAAGATAATAGGGCCAATCAGCAGTAACCATACCCGGGCGCTGAAACTGGTCACAAAAATGGGGTTTTCGGAGGAGGCGCGGATCAAACAGGCCGCGCACGACGCCGGGGACATCGTATTTATGACTCAGACACCTGAAAAGTGTCGTTATTTGGAGCCTCGGTATGGGCAAAAGATCACCAGCACCGCCGCCAACACCTGATTACGCCGCCATTGCGCGGCAGCAAGGTCAGGAGAACATAGAAGCCGCTCGTCAGTCGGCTTATATGTCCAATCCCAACGTCTACACGCCTACGGCGCAGCAGACGGTAACGTGGCAGCGCACGCCGCAAATCAATCAGGCTGCGTATGACCAAGCAATGGCTGATTATCAAGCCAACGTGCTGCGTGATCCTGATATGGCGTCAGGAGCAGCACCTGATATTGCGCAATTCACGACTTACGTTGAGCAACCGACCATCCGACAGGAGTTGGTTGGCCCTGCCAAAGACATTTTTGGCACGCAGCAGCAAGCCGAACAGGCGATGGCAAATTTGGGACTGCGTGAAATCGGCGACCTGTCGTCGTTTCTTAACCAAAACTTTGCCGCCCAACTTCCTGCCATCCAGACCCAACTTGGCGGGTACGGTCAGGTCGCAGACGCACCCAACCTTGCTGGTTGGTACGGCACGGCTGGCGCACCGGGTGCGGGGGAATTTGGCGCGGTATCAGGCGCACCTAGCGCGGCGCAGTATGGCCCTCGCTCAACCTTTACCGCTGAAGCCATGCCGGGAATGTATGCACCTGTTGGGCAGGCGCAACAAGGCATCGGCGCGTTTGGTGACGTTGCGCAGGCTCCCGACCTTACTGGTATGGGTCAAGCGGGCGGAAATGTCGCACTGACAGGTTTCACAGGCGGCCCGTCGGGCGGCCAGTTTGGTATGGCAGGCGGTGGCCCAGCCGCGTACAACCTCGGTCAACTTGACCTCTCAGGCGTCGGCGGTGTCGGCGGTGGCCCCGCTATGGGTCAGTACGGCATGGCACAAGCCGGCCCCGGCGGCGTGCAGTTTGGTGGCCTAGACCTTTCGGGGCTTGGCACCGCACAAGGATTTGGCAATGTCGGTCAGTACGCCGCAGGCGCTGGCCCCAATGCCCCTAACGTCCAAGGAGCCGACTTCTCACGCGTCGGGCAGATTGGCCCCGGCGTTGGCTACGGTCAGTTTGGAATGGCCGGTGGCGGCCCTGCTGCGGGCTTATTTGGTTTGGCGGGTGCAGGAGGGGCTGCCCCGCAATTGGGTGGGTTAAATCTTGCTAATGTTGGCACCGCTCAAGCAGGGGTTTCGCCAACACAATTTGGCATGGCTGCCGGTGGCCCAACGGGCGTTCAGTTTGGCGGCCTCAACCTTGCGGGAATGCAAGGCGTACAAGGCGGCGTTGGGCAGTTTGGTCAAGCGCAAGGCGGCCCCGCAGGGTTAAACCTTGGCGGGTTTGATACGTCTCGCCTTGGTGAAATCGCAGGTGGCCCGTCAGCCGATCAGTTTGGTCGCGCAATCGGTGGCCCTACTGCACCGTCGTTACAGGAAAACTTAAATCTGTCGGGCGTAGGCGATGTTGCCCGCAACGTGCAGGAAGGCCGATTTGGCTACGCTCGCGGGGAATTAGCAACGCCAGAACTTCAACGGCAGTTGGCAACGCAAGGGCTTGCCGCTATGCCGGTCAATGCAGGCATGACGGCGCAAAACGCCATCATGTCGCGCCTTGAGCCGCAATTGCAGCGTGAACGTGCGCAGTTGGAGCAACGCCTTGTCAACCAAGGCTTGCGACCGGGCGGTGAGGCGTACAACGCAGAGATGGAACTGCAAGCGCAACGTGAAAACGATTTGCGCACGCAAGCGGCACTGCAAGGCATCAACCTAGACGCGTCCATGCGTCAGCAAGGACTTGCCGAACAGCAGACCCTTGCCGACTTTGCCAACCAAGCCGCACTCGCGCAGTTTGGAGCAGGCGCACAAGGCTTGGGACTCTACAACGAAGCCCTCGCGCAAAACTTCCAGCAGTCGCTTGCCGCACAGTCTGCGCAGAACATGGCGCAGCAGCAGGCGTTCCAACAGCGTTTGCAAGCGGGTCAGTTTGGCCGTGAAGCGCAGATGGCGTCCTTTGGTATGGGCCAGCAGGCACAACAAGCGGTCAACCAAGCGCAACAGCAGAACTTTGAGCGTGCCTTGGCCGCCCAACAAGCGCAAAACGCCGCACAAGCACAAGGCTTTGGTCAGCAAATGGCCGCGCAGCAGTTTGGCCGTGAGGGTGCGCTGGCAGGATTTGAGACGCAACAAGCCGCACAGCAAGCGCAGAACGCAGCCATCGCGCAAAACACGCAGTTGGCGTTGCAGTCGGGTCAGTTTGCCAACCAAGCGCAGGCACAAGACTTTGCACAACGTCTCGCCGCTGGAGAGTTTGGACAAGAAGCACAATTGGCGTCTTTCCAAACAGGGCAGCAAGCGCAACAAGCGATCAATGCCGCAATCGCGCAAAACTTCCAACAATCCATGGCGGCTGATGAAGCGCAGCGTGCAGCGCAAGCCCAGCGGTTTGGCCAAGCAGTCACCGGCACTCAAGTCGGTGCGGAATTGGCCGGTCAGCAATTTGGCATGGAGCAACAAGCGCAGCAAACAGCCAATCAAGCCGTTGCGCAAAACTTTGCCCAAGCGCAAGCCGCACAACAATTGCAAAACCAAGCGGTGCAGCAGAACTTGCAGGGTGCATTGGCGTCTGAGGAAGCCCAGCGTGCCGCGCAGGCGCAACAGTTTGGTCAAGCCGCGACCCAAGCAGAACTTGGCGCACAATTAACCGGCCAGCAGTTTGCAATGGGTCAACAGGCTCAACAGGCTGCAAATCAAGCACAAGCGCAAAACTATCAGCAAGCCCTCGCGGCTGCGCAGATGGGCAACGCCGCACAACAACAGAACTTCTTGCAACGTGTGGCCGCAGGCGAGTTTGGCCGAGAGGCACAACTTGCGACGTTCCAAACGGGACAGCAGGCGACACAAGCGCAGAACCAAGCCGCCCAGCAAAACTACCAGCAAGCGTTGGCGTTGCAGCAGATGCAAAACCAAGCGCAACAGCAGCGTTATGGTCAAGCGGTTGGCGCGGGAGAGTTCAACCGTCAGGCGTTACTTGCACAGTTTGGCATGGGGCAACAAGCCCAGCAGGCACAAAATCAAGCCATGGCGCAGAACTTTGCGCAGGCTCAAGCCGCTGCGCAGATGCAGAACCAAGCAGCGCAAGGTGCGTTTGGCCAGCAAGTCACGGCACAGGAACTGCGCAATCAAGCCTTGGGTCAAAACCAACAGGCCGCGTTGCAGCAGCAACAAGCCGCCATGCAAGCCCAGCAGCAGCGTTACGCGCAGCAAATGGGCCTTGGGCAGTTTGCGAACCAAGCCCTTGCACAGAACCAGCAACAAGCCCTCGCCGCCTATCAAGCCAATCTGGCGCGTCAGCAGCAGGGTTTCCAGCAAGCCGGTGCGCAGGCTGGGTTCTTCAACGAAGCACAGGCACAGGCATACCAGCGTGCGATGGCCGAACAAGCCGCCGCCAACGCTGCACAGCAGCAACGCTTTGGTCAGGGCATGGACATCCGTGGCTTGCAAAACGCCGCGATTTTGCAGAACCAGCAGGCAGCACTTACGCAGCAAGCCGCCGCAAATGCCGCACAACAGCAGCAGTACAACCAAGCGATGGGTGCAGGCACGTTCGGCAACCAAGCCATCCAGCAAGCGTTGCAGCAGCAGGTTGCACTACGCAATCAGCCGCTCAACGAAATCTCTGCGTTGCTCTCGGGATCGCAGGTGCAGATGCCGCAGTTCCAAGGCTACAGCGGCGTCACGGTTGCACCAACACCGTATCTACAAGCCATGCAGGCGCAAGATGCCGCAAATATCCAGCGTTACGGTATTGCTGCAAACCAAGCCGCAAGCGGTATGTCAGGTCTATATGGGTTGGCAGGCGCAGTCGCAGGCGCACCGAGCGGTGGATTTTTAAGTGGTTTATTTTAACAGAGGTGGCTAATGAACGGACGACGCCCAATGAATATGCCGATGCAGCCTGACCGTCGCCCACAAGAGTTGGCGCGTATGTTGGCGATGCAGGAACGCAACGCATCGCTTGACGGCATGACGCCGCGTCAGCCGCAGCAGCCATCGCTTGCTTACGCAGGGGCTACGCCAAACTCAGCCCCCGGCGTTGCACCGCAGAACATGAACTTTAACGGCCCGCGTGGCCCAGCGCAGTACACCGGCCCGATCAGCAACCCCGCAATGAGTGCCATGGCACCGCCGCAACAAGGCGCACCGCAAGTGGGCGGCATGAAGCGTCCTCAAGGTGCCGGCGCACGCGGGTATCCGTCCTCCCCCGGCATGACGACGCCGCAGGGAGGCACCTACCGAGGGGACTTTGATGGAACGTGATAACAAACGTGGCGGGTTAGCCACTTACGCCAACTTTATACCTCCATCACCGTATGAGCAGGAGCGACGCCGCGCAGAGCAGCAGCGCCGTTACGCCGAACTGCTGCAACAGCAAGCCTTAGCAGAGGAGGAGCCGTTTACCTATCAGGGTATTCGGGCCATGCCGTCGCCGCTGACCGCGCTGACCAAAATGCTGCAAGCCTACGGCTCCAAAAAGGCGCTGGAGAAGGCAGAGGAAGCCGAGCAAAAGGTTAAAGGTTTAGAAGAACAAGCGGCATCGCAAATTTCGGGTCGTTTGTTTGGCGGTGCGCCGTTGTCGCAAGCCGACACAATGCCTGACGAAAGCGGCTTGTCGGAAGTAGCGATAGAGTCTGCGTATCGCCAAGACCCAATGGATGCAATGCGCGTTGCTTCTACGCCACAAGGTGCGGCTGCCGTAAAAGGCAACCCCATGTTGGCTGCAATGCTCACAAAATCAATGGAGCAGGAAAAGGCAGCAAAATCGCCGTATGGCAGCGTTGATCCGTCTAAATTTACAACGGAAAGCCTGCAAGCATTTGACGCAAGCGTACGTTCGGGCAAACCGGATTACACGGTGCTTCAGCCGCGTGAATACGCCGAACTTACGCCGCAGCAGCAAATAGATGCTGCTTTGGGAATGGGTAGATTTGGCATTGAGGGCGGTCGTTTTACCTTTGAAACCGGCCAAACAGCGCCATCGTTGCGCTTCCCGTTTCAATCAGAAAAGCCGCCGACCCAACCTGCTGCCGCGCCTCCGCAAGCAGCCGCCGTCCCAGCAGCGCAACCGCCTGCTGCCCGCCCCGCTGCACCAAATGCTGCAATACCCTTGCAAGCCGCTATGCCAAATCGGCGCGAAGCATTGGCAGGCGCGTTGGAAAAAGCGGAAGAAAAGCCAAAGTCAGCATTTGAAGTGGCAACGCCGCAACAACGGCTAAAATTGCAACAAGAGTTGCCGCAAGCCCGCACGGCTGCGCAAGTTGGGTTGACCAAACTAGATCAGTTGGACGATTACCTTGCGGATTTGGAAAAACACGCCGGAACTAAAAACATTACCGGGTTGTTTGGACAAATTCCGATTGATATTGCCCCTGAATCTCGGTCGGCACGCAAAACATTGGAAAGTTTCCAACAGGGCGCAAGTATTCAAGCCATTAACGAAGCAAGGCAAGCGTCTACAACTGGCGGCGCTTACGGCAACATGACCGTGCAAGAGTGGCCGCGCTTGGAAGGCGTGTTTGGCGCGGTTGTCGCCGCAAAAGACCCTGAAGCGTTTGACCTTGCTGTTAAAAACGCCCGAGCGCAAATTGATGCGGCGCGAAATCGCTACATTTCGTCGTGGAACGGCGTTTATGGCGATATGCCGATTGGCTACAAACGGCCAAAATACACGCCAGAAAGCACGTTGTATCCGCGTGAAAAGCCAAAAGACAAGGCGGGCCGTAGCAGCGTGCGTTCTCAAGCCGACGCAATTATTAGGGGGGATTGATCAATGCCCACCGCAGACGATTACGCAGCATGGATTGTAAAAAACAAAAGCAAGCGCGGCACGCCTGAATTTCAAACAGTTGTTGACGCATACAACGAGGCTCGGGCTGAAGAACAGTCAGCCGAGCCTGCCGATCAGCCGTTAGGAACCGCTTTGCAGCGTGGTGCGTCTCGCGTTGTGCCGCAAGTACAAGAAACAATTCAAGGTTTGCGACAACTTCCCGGCGCTTTGTCGGAAGCGTACCAGCCGAGCAACATTGCTGAAGGATTAAAGTTGCTTGGTGAGCCGGAAACGTATCAGCAAATTGCAAAAGAACGCACTAATATCTTAAAAGAGCCTATTAGGCGTTATGGTTCTGCGGCCCGTGCAAAAGAAACAATTGCAACCGATCCGCTTGGCGCTGCAATGGACGTTTCGCTTGTTGGCAGTGGCGCTGGCGCAGGATTGCAACAAATTCCAAAGGCCGCCAAATACGGCAGAATGTTAGAGCGTGGTGCGCAAGCCATTGATCCGCTGTCAGTGGCGGCCCGCGTTGCCACGAAGCCGGTTCGTGAAGTTGCCGACATCAACATTGATGTTCCAACCAACGAACAATTAAGCACCCGCAAAACCCAAGCCTATGAACGTGCCAGAAACGCTGGCGTTATGTTTACGCCAGATTCGTTTGAGGGCTTTGTAAAGGGTTTGCGTAACAATTTGCGCGACGATGAAGGTAATTTAACGCGCATTGTTCCCGAATTGCACGCCGATTCAGACGCTGCACTTAAAGCCCTTGAGTCATACGTTGGCGGGCCAAAGTCATTAGATGAACTTGAGGATATGCGCCGCATTGTTAGTGATGCCGCTGGCAGTCCAAAGCCCGCAGATCGCCGCATTGCAATGTTGATGAAGGAACGTCTTGACGATTTTGTAGACGAGCCGCCAAAGGGTGCGGTGGTGTCAGGCGATGCCAAAGAAGGTGCTGCTGCGTTGGCTGAAGCGCGAGACGCAAACACCCGATTGCGAAAATCGCAGTTGGTAGATGATTTGATTCGCAACGCGGAACTGTCAGCGCCTAACTTTTCTGGCTCTGGCATGGAAAACGCGTTGCGTACTGAATTCCGAAAAGTTGCTAAAAACCCAAAACAAATGAGGTTGTTTACGCAAGCAGAGCGTGCCGCGATTGAAGATGTCGCTAAAGGCGGCCCAATAACCAACGCTTTACGAATGGTTGGCAAATTGGCTCCTACGGGCGTTGTAAGCGGTTCGCTGTCAACTGGCGTAGGCGCAGGGCTTGGTTTTGCGGCTGGCGGCCCTGTTGGGTCGGGTATTGGCGCTTTAATGCTTCCTGCTGTTGGGGCCGCCGCAAGAGGCGGCGCTACGGCGTTGACAAGCCGTGCAGCCCGCCGCGCTGGCGAAACCATGCGTGCGGGCAAGGAAGGCGCAACAGCCGGTCAGCGATTTGGTTATATGTTGGAAAAATACGGCGATAAACTAACAGACGCCAACCCACAATCGGCATTTTTAATTGACATGGCTCGTCGGGCAACCGCAGCAGGTAAGAAAATTGACCCTTACTATGCGCGGCAATTGGCGGCGCAACTTGCTCGTATGGAGCAAGAAGAACAGGAACAGGAGTAAGCACAGATGTCGTATAATGGTTCTGGGACGTTCGTCATCAACTCGGCAGGCCAGCCTGTCGTCGCTAACACCGTCATCTCGGCCACGACGTTTAACGCGTTGACGGCTGACCTTGCTAACGGCCTCTCCACCTGTATCACCAAGGACGGACAAACGACGCCGACCGCCAACATCCCGATGGGCGGATTCAAGATTACAAACCTTGCCACTGGCACGGCAGCGACTGACGCCGCTACGGTTGCGCAGATTCAGAGCAACGGCGCGGCCCTTGTCACGGTAACGGGTACGGATACGCTCGTCGGTACGCTGACCCCGGCTTTAACGACTTACGTTACAGGCGCGGTGTACTACTTCATCGCCCCCGCAACCAACACAGGCGCAGTCACGCTCAACATTGACACGCTCGGCGCAAAGAACGTCACGCGTGATGGCACGACCGCCCTTGTTGCCGGTGACATCACCTCTGGCGAAATGGTCGCCGTGGTGTACGACGGCACGCGCTTCCAACTGATTAGCGCGGTCAACAGCGTCACCAACCTCAACGTCTCTGGCACGTTGACCGTAGCCGGTGCCACGACCCTTAACGGCAACCTTCAGGTCGGTAACGCCGGCGCGGATACCGTCAACTTCCAAGCAAGCGGCTGGACGCTGACCAACAACGTATCGGTCACGGGAACGTGGGCTGACATCGGCACGATCACGACCGCTGATATTAACGGCGGCACCATTGACGGCACGACCATTGGCGGCGGCACGGCGGCTGCGGGTACGTTCACGACCCTTGGCGCAACGACCGGCAACATTACGACGGTCAACGCCACGACGGTAGATAGCACCAACGTTGAGGTCACTAACCTTAAGGCCAAGGACGGCACCGCCGCAGGTTCTATTGCCGACTCTACGGGTGTGGTCACGCTTAACAGCGTTGTTGCCACCACCGCCGACATCAACGGCGGCACGATTGACGCCACCACCATCGGTGGATCTTCCCCGGCTGTGGGTAACTTTACGACTGTTTCGGCGGCGTCTGCGGTCTTTACGACGGCGACCATCACAACCGTCAACACCACGACCCTTGACCTTACTAACCTTGAAGTGACCAACATCAAGGCCAAGGACGGCACGGCGTCTATGGTCATTGATGACGCCACGGGCAAGGTCAACGTCACCACCGTCTCGGCTGCCTCCATGAATGCAGGCGTGGCCGCTGTAACAACGCTGACGGCCACAGGGGCGTCCGTAGCCTCGGCTAACCTTGGGGTGGCGGTTGTCACGAATTTGACCGCTACAGGCGCGTCTGTCGCCTCTATGAACGCAGGGGTGGCTCTCCTCACCAACGCCACGGTTACGACGCTAAATGCTACGGGTGCGTCCATTGCCTCGGCCAACATCGGCAACCTTCAGTTTACGGCGGCCTCCATCGCCTCCATCAACGCGGGCGTTGCGGTGATTACGAGCCTTACGGCAACGGGAGCCTCCATTGCCAGCATGAACGCGGGTGTGGCGCTACTCACCACAGCGACGGTGACAAACCTCACCGCAACCGGGGCTTCTATCGCATCGGCTAATGCGGGCAACTTACAGGTCACAGGTGCCTCGGTTGCCTCCGCTAACGTCGGTGTGGCGCTTATCACCACAGGCACGGTTACAGCCCTTACGGCAACTGGAGCCTCTATTGCCTCGGCTAACGTTGGCACGGCGGTGGTTACAGGGCTAACCGTTACAAACGCCTCTATTGCCTCGGCAAACGCAGGAACGGCCACCCTCTCGGGCAACCTCACGCTTAACGGCGGCACCGCCAACGGCGTGCTGTATCTGAATGCGTCCAAGGTGGCGACGAGTGGGAGTGTTATTACCTACAACGGCACCACGTTTGGCGTGGACAGCGCAGCGGTGTTTAACGACACCGGCGCAGACGTAGATTTCCGCATTGAGTCAGATACAAGAATTAATGCGTTTTTCTTGGACGGCGCAACCGGAAATGTTGGTCTTGGCGAAGGTACGCCAAATGAACGGTTAGTTGTGGCAGATGCCGCCTCTACTACTTTAAAAGTATGGTCGGCCACGAATACAACGCCTATTGCATCGCTTGAGTTGCAGCGCGGATCAACATCCACTTGGGGTGCTGACATTTACGGTGATTATCGCATTCAAAACAATGCTGGCGCGTTGTTATTTCAATACGGCGAAAGCAGCACGACGTCAGAAAGAATGCGGATTACCGATGCCGGAAATATCGTTATCGGCAACGGCGAAACCGCAGCCTCTCCCGCAAATGGAGTGTTGCAAGCCACGGGCGGCTCCGGCACCGACATCACTGGCGCAACGCTGACGATCCAAGGTGGACGCGGCACAGGTAGCGGCGCAGGTGGCCCGATTGTATTCAGCACCTCTGCGGCGGGTGTAAGTGGCACGACGTTAAGGACTGCGACGGAGCGTATGCGCCTCACCTCTGTCGGTGAACTGCTTGTCGGCGGGACGACTTCTGTTCAAGCAGCCGCTGGTGTCATTACCGCCCAAACATCTGGCGGCGGTTATTTTAACTGCTTCCGAAACGATACAAGCATTGGAACTGGAAATGACTTTGGCGGTTTGTGGTGGTACGGAAACGACACTACGTCAAACACGCCAACTGGTCATGCTTGGGTGCAAGCAATTGCCTCTGGCACTCACGATCCGGGTGATAACCCAACGGACATTGCATTTGCAACAACTCCAGACGGCACCGCAACCGTAGCCGAAGCAGGTCGCATCACGCAGGCTGGCTCCTATGTGCTGAAAGGCGGCACGACCACCGCAGCAGCAGGCGTGGGCATTATCTTCCCCGCAACGCAAGTGGCGTCGGCGAATGCGAATTCGTTGGACGATTATGAAGAAGGGACGTTTACACCCGTTGCTGCTGATGCCGCAACTGGTGGAAATGCAAGCGTAACCGTATTCCAAGGAATTTATACAAAAATAGGCCGCGTGGTTACTGTTACTGCCGTTTGCAATAACATTGATACAAGTGGTTTGACAGGTGCAAACGCTTTGTTTATTAGAGCATTGCCTTTTGTAAGCGCAGACATTCAAAGCGTAAGCGGTTTTTTTGTTGGAAGCGCAATTTCCAGTGCTTCTGGTGCCGGTACTCCTGCTGTTATTTTTGCTGACAATGGAAGTAGTGCGGTTTATTTTCGCTCGTCTATTGATAACACTGATCTTACTGTTTCAGATTTTACAACCGGCGTGTCTGACATAACATTTACGATGACATACCTTACTTCAACTTAATTATCTGCATCGGACGGTGCAGACGGACAGTCCAAGCCAAAGGAGATAAAAATGGCTACTTTTGAAGAACGAGTTTATGTGAGTGAGTTTAACGTGCTGCCTTCCAAGAGCATCGGCGTTCGCAAGACGACCGAAGTGCTGAAGGACGGCCAAAGCATCAGCCAGTCGTACTGGCGCTGTGTGCTGGCTCCGCACGATCCGCAGACGCAGGCGGTACTCGGTGACGAGCCGTACTACTACAACCTTGCGCTGGATGCGTGGAAGGACATTCCTGTACCGCCGGTTGAAGCGTAATAACGCATATATCAACATTTACAAGGCATAACAGATGCTAGAAGCAAAGTTAGAGATGACGCTAGAAGAAGCCGTTGCTATCGTGAACTTGTTGGGGTCGCTCCCGACGAGTCAGGGCGGCTATCCGCTGTGGCAGAAACTGAAAGCGCAGGTAGAGGCGCAGATGCCGAAGCCGGAAGAAGTGACGCAGCAATGAACCTTGCCTTTCTTGCGCTTTTCATCCTGCTCCAGATTGGCGATGTATGGACAACGCTGACGGCGCTAAAAATGGGCGCGAGAGAAGCCAACCCGCTGCTCGCCAAACTGTTTCTGCGCTTTGACCCGCTTGGCGTGATGGTGCCAGTGAAGTTGGCGGGCGTGTGGGCGTTGTGGTACGTCAATTTATGGGGACTCACAGCAATTATGTGTGCGGCGTATCTGTGGGTCGTGTTCAACAACCTAGACGAGATATACGGCAGAAAGTGACATGGAAGCGCAGATTTTATTTAACGTGCTAGTCGGTATCGCAGGTGTCTTTGGCGGCTGGATATTGAACAACATTTCCCGATCCATAGAAAAATTGGACGAGGATGTGCGTGAGATGCCGCTGACTTACATTACGCAAGACGCATACCACCGCGACCAGAACCGCTACCAGCGCGATATAGACGAAATTAAGGGTATGTTGCGGCTCATCTTTGACCGGCTTGAGGCAAAGGCTGACAAATGATTCCTGCTGCGCTATTGCCTATCGTTAAACCTCTCCTTGCCAACGGCCTCGGGCTAGTGGCTAACGCTGTGCTTGCCAAAGGCAAACAGGTGGTGGAGGACAAGTTAGGCGTGGAACTAAAGCCCGATATGTCCTCAGAGGACATGGCCAAGGTTCAGATGGCGCAGATGGAACACGAAGAAGAACTGCTGCGGCTGCGAATAGAGGACAATAAACTTGACCTCGCCGAACTAGAAATGCGGCTAAAGGACACGGATTCGGCGCGGGAGCGGGAAGTTGCGATTGCGACCTCCAGTACGGCCCCCTTGATAAATAAGATCGTGACCCCCGTTCTCGCGCTGTCTATCTTGTTGCTGACTTTTGTGTTGTTTGGCGTTGTTATGTTTGACAACACGCCTGTTGAGACTTCCCGCAAAGACATTCTGATATACGTCCTCGGCGTCCTTTCTGCCATCGCCACGCAGATCGTGTCGTATTACTTTGGCTCAAGCCAAGGCAGTAAGGACAAAGGCGATCAGTTGCGAGAGGCGATGAAGTGAGCAACGTCGCTGAACAAGCCGCTTTCTTGCTAGACGTATGCCGCCTCATCAATCGCGCCACGGAATTGGGGTTTGTCGTGACAGCAGGCGAACTCTATCGCACACCAGAACAGCAACAGATATACGTCAAGACCGGGCGTTCCCGCACAATGAACTCACTTCACCTTCAACGTCGTGCCGTAGACCTTAACTTCTTCAAAGATAATGCGTTATGCTACGACAAGGCCGTTTTGGCTCCCCTAGGGGCTTATTGGGAGAGCCTGCACCCGCTTAACTCGTGGGGTGGAAACGGTGTGAAATTGGTGGATACACCGCATTTCAGCCGAGGAGTGGGGAAACCTGAATGGCGAAGGATAACCGATACAAAGCCGTCCAAATAATTGACGGAACGTGGTATCGCATCAAGGGGTATACCCACGCCGAATGTTGCGACTGTGCGTTAGTCCACAAAGAACAGTACCGACTTGTGGACGGCCAACTGGAATGGATGGCCGAACGTGACGATGAGGCCACCAAGGCCCGCCGAAAGGAACTCGGCATCAAGGTTACCCGCAATGCCAAAGCACACAAACGACGATGAGTTTTTAGAACTTTGGAGTCGGCTAAAAAGCCCTTCAAAGGTTGCGAAATACCTAAAAATGGATGTGAGGTCGGTGCATTTGCGCCGCCGATCATTAGAAGCCCGCTACGGGGTTGCATTACCGTCTGCAATAAAATACGTTCAAGGCGGGGAAATGACCCAAAAAGGCAATCGTGCTAACGAACTTGCCGCCGAACGCGCTAGGAAATACGAGCGTGACATGGTGGATGAAATTAAGGACGGGGTGGTGCTGATTGCCTCAGACTGCCACTACTGGCCCGGTATCGTGACCGAGGCACACCAAGCCCTCTGCCGGTTAGCCAAGGAACTTAGTCCGAAAATGGTCATCTTGAACGGTGACGTATTGGACGGTGCGCGGATTAGCCGCCACGCCCGCATCATGTGGGAAAAACAGCCCACGGTGAAGGACGAAATTGCTGCGGTGCAGGATCGGGTTGCAGAGATTGAACGTGCGGCAGGACGCGCCAAACTGATCCGCACCATCGGCAACCACGACGCCCGCTTTGAGAACTATTTGTCCACTCGTGTCGGTGAGTTTGAAGAAATGACCGGCATGACGCTGCTGGACTACTTACCGAGATGGCGGGCGGGATGGTGCGTGCATCTAAACCAAAACACCGAGGGGTGGGTCACCGTCCGTCACCGACCTGTATCCGGTGGGATACACGCCGCCTATAACAGCACCCTACGCTCGGGCGTCCACTATGCCCACGGACACCTCCACAAGTTACAGGTGACACCGTGGGGCGATTACAGGGGCCGTCGGTACGGGATAGACACCGGCACCCTCGCAGAGCCGGAAGGCCCGCAGTTCAACTATACGGAGGCAGGGCCGCTCAATTGGGCGTCAGGCTTTGCCGTGCTGACCTTCCACAAGGGCTTTTTGCTCCAGCCCGAACTTTGCGTCGTAGAACGCGGTGCCGCATGGTTTCGGGGCAAGAAGATATAAGGCCAGAGGCGTGCGCACGGTGCGTGTGGTGCTGCCCTTGGAACGGCCAAGGGTGGGGATGCGCACACCCGACCGTCAGCGGCCTGCTACATGGCGCGTGCCGCTGCGGCAGCGTTCACTTTAAGCCGTTTGCACCGTTTTGGCCGTTAAAGATGGCTGAAGGGGCTGGGATTGAACCAACATTCACGGAGTCAAAGTCCGTTGTCCTACCATTAGACGACCCTTCAACGACTTAAATGCGCAACCTCGGCCTGTAGCGTCTTAATTTCACGCTCCAGCACCTCGGCAATCTCCCACATTCCACGCTGACGGATTTCTGCCAACGCAAATTGTACCTTTTGCGCCTGACTTTGGCCGTACCCCCACGGCGCACGCTGTAACTCGGTTTTCCACGCCCCCGGCGGGCTGTCGTTATCAATCACCAGTAATCCCTTCCCGTGCCGCGTTTACAAGCCCACATAGGCGGGGGAACGTGACGCCAATCATCGCCATAGATTCGTGTCCAAAACCGCCGTATACGCTTTAGGAGCCGCATAAACCCTCCACGCTATAGTTGGTACTCGGTGACTTCCAATCCCTCGGTACGTCCCCCGTAATCCATGACGGGTCTTTCCACAGCAATCGGTTATTCGGGTAGGCAATCCACGGGCCGGTGTCTAGCGCAATGATGTGGTGGTCTTTGCTCTGGTCAGGCACCTCTGCCCAACCGCCATTGGCCCAAAACACACTAAACAAATACGTCCCCGCACGCATGACCTTATCGCGGCCCAGCGCCTCAACGCGGTGATTGCGGAGCATCTGCATCTCGCGCACCTCGCAGTGCCTGCTAAACGAGTCCCACCACACAGACAGGTTGAGCGACAGCGGTTCGCAGGGCTTGGAGCAAAGGGCGTGGATCGGGATTCTGGCCCATTGTGCGCCGTTCTCTAGCATCACTTGGAACATGGGCACTCGGGCGGGTTCGGCACGAAACCCGAACACGGTACAGAGCGTAAATTTGCCATGCCCGCTCTGCTGGTCGTATAAAAACTCATTACGGACGTAAGCCGTAACGTAAGGGGTGTCTACGACGAAACTCATACCAACCCCTCTTTTTCCAGTTGTGCAATGGTGCGGGCCATGCCGTCATAGTGGGCAAGGCGTAGTTCATCGTGTGACAGACCGCTCTTGTGCGTCCTGCCGTCTATTTCGTCGTGACAGGCGCTACACGCCCACGCACCGATTAAGTCAGGTGATTTCATGCCCATGCCGCTAATGCCCGCCAAACGGATATGCGCCAATACCACGGTTTCGCTGTTAAAGTTACAGATACCGGGTAAACGCACCATGCAGCCGCGTCCTTTGGCTTCTTTACGCAGACTCATACACCGGCTCCGGTATCACAATGCCCATATCCGCGCAGCGCGTCTCTATAAACAGCAAATAATCGCTGAACTCTTGCTTGGTCAGCGCCGAGGATCGTTTAAGCGGCCGCATACGCTTACGCCCAAACCCCTCCAGCGTTTCCCAGCCGAAACATTCACCAAGGAAGTATTCGTGCAGGTCATCGCGTGTCCAGCCCGCTAACGCCTCACCGCCGCCCTCCAAGATCGCGGGGTAACACACACCCCACAGAAATGCGTTTTGCTGCTGCGTGCGTGGCTTTTTCCATTCCACAATCTCTATGCACCACGCTCGGTCAGCCGACAACCCCTGCACCATGCGTGCGGCTGCTGTCGCTAACTGCTCGGGCGTCGTGCCTTTAGGAAATATGCGCTTCACCGGCTGGCCTCTAGCCATTCACGGGCGTATTCCACTTCCATGTAGTCGCGGAACCACGGGCCACCCCGAGTGAAATGGACAGCGATTGGGTTTGGGCAATGGTCGCGGGTGTACCACCCCTCCAGATAGTTCCACGCAATCGGCAAGGAGCCAATGGACTCGTCTTTTAGCCATTGGAAGCGGTGCAAGAACATTCCACTCTCTCTGTTCACGACCTCGGGTGTCAACGCCTTGACCTCGGGGTGCGAACAGTTCATAAACATAAACGATGACCAGTTTTTCCGTGGATACTGATGTTGCGCCTTGTTGTCCATCTTGACCTTTTCAAACGGCCTGTAATCGTGCTGTACAACAAAGCACGCTTTTGCCCCGTCGGCGTAGTCCATCAGTCCCGCGATGTCCCCCCGCAGAAGAAAGTCGCAGTCCATAAACACGGCCCATCCGTCATAACCGGCGAGGTATGGGGTCAAGAAGCGGGTAAACGAAAACTCCGTCGCCGAGAGCGGATCAAACTCCCGCGTGTAAAGGCCACGCTCCCGAAGTTCTGATTGCTTAATAGGCTGGATGTCCAGCGGGATAGAGGAGTGTTTCAGTAGGCTCTTGCGGCATACCTGATACGCGATGTCCTCGCGGCTGTCCCAGCCGATAAATACCTTCACAGTTTTTCCTCAAAGTCTATGTAACGCCATGCCAGATACTCGGGCGTCACGGCGTATACGTCGTAATCGTAACCCCGAGCCGGGTCTAACTGTTTGCGCACAATCCAATCGGCAAACGTCGTATTAACGTCCACCAACGCCGCCACCGTCATGCTGTGATTGACCAAAAAGTACCAATCAGGCCGAGGGTGCGCATTGTCAAACGATGCCTTAGCGCAGATGGTTGCCGTCTCAAACGGCCACTCGCCAAACTCAAAGTCACGCTTGAGATGCTTGACCTCTATGCGCTTATCACTTGCATAAATATCGCCCTTATCTGCATATTCTTTGCGGTCGGCAAAATTGGCACGCAACCGACGCTGCGGGAGCGTCACCGTATGCCCAAGGTTTAAGAGGTAAGTCGCCACTACGATCTCCGCAGGGCGACTCGCCCGAAACCTTGCCTCAAAATCAGAATGGGGCGTCAAGGTCATCCCAATTGTCCTCGCTCAACTGCGGCTTCTTGGTCGGTTGACGCTGCGGCTCACCGCCACGCGACAACTTGCCCTCACCCTTGGCCTCTATTTTCAGGCTCATAAACTTATCGCCTGTTTTCTTGCTGGCCTTTATCCATGCCGAAATGTTGTAGTCCACGTTATTGATAACGCATGACCCACGGTAGTCGGGACGGTTCGGGTTGTCGCCCTTGTCGTTCTTAAACAGCACGCCCTTCATGTTTGGATCGTAATTCACAATTTCACCTTCTCCAGTTGTTTCACTTTCTCGTCTAACTCTGCGAGGAACTTACGCACCTCGGTTTCAAGTTCTGCGATACGGGTTTCGTCACGCGGAACACGCACGATCAGCAGTTGCAGATGCTCGGGCAAACGTGGGTCGTAACTACAGAATTCACACCACGGCGCACCCGTCACCGCCATCTGCCATTGCATCTGAGTGACGTACTTTTCGGGAGGTTTACCAGACAGCACGTACTCCAAATGCGTAGCCGTATTCGGGCATTTAATCTCTATCAACCCGTCGCCCACAAAACCGTCAGGGGACGCGCCAGAGCCGGGAATGTCGTGATGCGGGATAAACCCCACCTCCTCTACCAACTCGCCTGTCTTGGCGCTATACGCGGCCCGTGCTTGCGGTTCGGTCTGCGTACCCCACTCCATCGCGGCATTGCTAAACATCTCGGTGGGCTTTCCGGTCAATCGTTCGCAAATCAACTGCGCCATGTAATTTTCACGGCTTGCCGAATACCCGCTCTTGGTCTTGGCTACAACATCAGCGACACGGCTGGCGGTTACCTTGCCAAGGCGTGCCTGTAACCATGCCTCGCGGTTAGCCTGTTGGTACGATTCCATTACGCAGCCTCCGGCCCGGTCAGTTCCTTCTTGCGTGCGGTAAACGCATCAATGTGCGTCATGCGCTGTTCCTTGGTGAGCCGCTTAAACAACTTGGTCAGTTCGTCAAGTGATGCAGCACCCGCAATCAACGCGACTAAATCGGGGTCAACTTGCGGTGCGGCTCCCTCAGGCAAGTCCTCGCCCGCGTAGATGTAGAGGCCAAGGCCGAACATGGCGATGCACTTGGCAAGACAACGCATGATCGCGGTGTTGACCGAGAACGCATCGGGGTTCTGGATCGCTCGGTTACGGTTGTCCATAACCGGCAACACGCACGTTTTGATGTCGCCCTTTATCTCTACGCTGACCTTCACCATCGCGGTGCCGTCGGGCAGATACATGGCAGGGCGGTCGCTGTACTCATGTGCCGTCCACCGGGCAGCCGGGTCAATCTTAAGCACCTCGGCCCATGCCCACGCCCACGACAAATAGGACAAGTTGCCCTTCTTCTCAACGTGATCGTTGACGTTAATTTTTAATAGTTCGCTCATAGCCCACCTTTTTCAATTCTTCGTTAATGATGCTGGTCAATTCAGCAAGTGCAGCGTTGCATCTTTCAATGCGTTCTTGTTCTTCTTGCTGCTGTAATTCCAAGTCCTGCTGATGCCACCAACTGTTATCATCGTTTTCCATTACGCACCTCCTCGGCTGTCGTGCAGCCACCATCGCATCGGTCAACGTATGCGGCCATGAAATAAACGACTGTCATGGCAATCAATAAAATAATGAAGCGATCTCTGTTTCGCATGGCTTAATCCTCGTAGGAGTGGGAATCGTCAAACGCCTCGCGGGCAGCGGTACGGATGTACTCATGCACCGCTTGTTCGCAGATTTCGTAATCTGTCTTGGACATACATTGGATGTCGGCCTTGATATGGCACGCGATGTATTTGCCGTCGCCCTCGGGTGCGTAGCCGAGCAGCCATACGTTTTCTATGTAGACGGTTTCGGAGAGGCCAACGTCGGGATCGGCAGGGTCGTAAGAGAATTCAATCTCTACTTCCCAAAGGGTGCCGAGTAAATAGAGTTCCGTCGTGCAAGTGTGCATGTCTGTTGCTCCGTTGTGTCTATCAACGATGCCTATGATAGTGGGCTTTACAGCCTTGTCAAGCCCCCTTGCATCTTTTATTCTTACGACATGAATCCACAACAATTGGTCGCAAAGTACGGATCGCAGGTTGCTGTTGCCAAAGCATTTGGCGTAACTCGGGCTGCGGTGCAGTTATGGGTGCGTCAGGGCAAGGTGCCACAGGCTAGGCTTTGGCAACATAAGGCTGGGCTGGTAAAGCCGCCAAAAGGCCGCTAATGCGGTTATATGACCCCAGAAACGACAAACCCCCGCAGGTTGGCTACGGGGGCTTGACGCGGCCTATGATTTGGCCTTACGCTGAATTTGCAGATCGGCGTAAGGGCATTGTCAACCTAGGTTGCACCTTTGTCAACATCCTTCACGCCTCGGCCTGTCTGGTCGGGGAAACCACGCGCAGACACGGCTTAAATCTTGACCGGGGCGGCCAGCCTCAAGACGCGCAGCGTGTAGCGGGGAAGCGCGAATGGCACCGGGAAACCGGCAAATGTAGCCCGCAGCGGATGGCTCCGTCAGTCATCAAACCGCACGATCCCATTGAGGCGTTCCTACGTCTCAACCGTGCGGATTCACCATCAGTCATCAGGGTTTATAGGTGAAACATGGGTGATGAGACGTTATACCCAAAGAGTGAAGTTAGTCCTAAAGACCTCAACCTTCAGCACCAAGAAAAAAAAATACTAGATCATTGGGAAGAAAGTTTTAAGGTAAGCCCTATCCAGCGTCTCAAGTACCTTGACGCACTGTTAGCCCGCACAACCGATACCGAACGCACCGAAAGCATTAAGTGGAGGGTGGCAGAGTTGCTCCGTGAGGTGGATGCGGGTCAAGTGCTAGGTGAGCCGCAGTTGGTGACGATGGTGCGGTATTTGTTTGGTGAGAAAGGGCTAAAGCGATTGCGTGAAAAAGTTAAATCACAACACTCGGATGTGGTGGAGGATATGGCTCATCCGGTGCATCAACGAGGCAAGGTATGAACCCGTCAGCAGCCCTGTTTCACAAGGATTACCAAAAGTTCAGTCCCGAAAAAAGAAAGGAAATACACGACACCTTGCAGACCCTTATGGGGTTACTCGGCGCAAACGGAGGAGGACACTGCACCTTCCACGATGACCTCTTTGTGTGGTTTCGGAACCTGTTTTTTACGCATGACCCGAGATTTAATGAAGCGTGTGGGAGCCTCAACTTTGTGCTACGCGCACGCCTCTGGCGGCTTTACACCTTATGTTGGGCGTGTGAACAGGCATTACACGTTGACGGTGCCATCGTAGACATTGGGACGTACGACGGTCGTGCATTGGAAGTCGTGTTGCGGTATCAGCGTGAGCAACGAGAGGTGTATGCGTACGACTATTTCGCCGAACCTCCCAAGGAGAGCAAGAAATCAGAGCATGGCCCCGACCTCTGTAAGCAAGTGACCGAGCGTTTATCGCCGTGGAACGCAAAAGTGTATCCCGGTGATATACACAGCACTGCGCACACGCTTCCCGATCAGATTGCCTTTTGCCAGATTGACCTCAACGACGCGAAGGCCGAAGGGTTTGTGTTTCCGTTGGTGTACGAAAGACTGTCACCCGGTGGCATAGTCATCTTTGACGACTACGGCTTTGCTCGGTATCGTAAGTCAGCGGTGACGCACCAAAAGTTCCTAGAAGGCAAAGAGCAAATCTTGGAAATGCCGACCGGCCAAGGATTATTGATCAAGGCATGAGACACGCAGCACGCCGCGACGGGAACGATGCGGTCATTACACAGGCACTGCGTGCGCAAGGGTTTACCGTCTACGACTACGGCAAGGCAGGCGAAGGCATACCCGATAAACTTGTGACTCGGGCGCTACCCGACGGCGTAGAATGGGTGTGCTGGGTAGAGATCAAGATGCCAAAGGGCAAGTTACGGGAAGGCCAAGAGCGGTTCCGTAACATCTTTGCGCCTCGGGGTGAGTATTACGTCGCCCGTGACGCACAGGACGCGGTAAGGGAACTTTACGAGCGGTATCTGCTCTCTATCAAACCGGAGCAGTACCGATAAGGGCTTTACGCGCACCCTTGTAGTGGATGATGGCCGGGTGAGGATGCTGGGGCAGGTACTCTGGCAGGCAGGCAAAGTGATACTCAGGCAGCGTCACCTCGGTCTGCCGGCAATACTCTCGCAAAACCTCTTGATCCCCGTACCACCGCCAGAACTTTTCGGGTAAAGCCTCAAACATCTCGGCCATATCCTCCCACGGCCCTGCATCACGGGTGACGGTTGCACAACCGACAAACGGGTACACTTCATCCAGCGTCTTACCCGTGTACTCGGAAAAGTCCAAACCCCGCTGACGGGGGTTGAATAGCGCATCCCGGTTGAATGACCGCCGACATGGCACGCAAACCTCATCCAGAACGAGCGTGGACGGCTTTATGGGGGCTTTCACAACCATATCGGTGTCAAGGTATAGGGCAGGTTCGTCTAGCCCTAATCGCGCAAAGGCGGCAAGACGCCAGTGCATCAGGAACTCCCGGTCGCCCTCGGTTGGGTACGCCCATGTGACACCCTCCACGGTCGGGGTCACACGATCCGTCACTTGGATGATTTCCGCACCGGGGTTAAAGGCGCGAAGTGAGGCAACCATCCGAGTCGGCCACTCCAGATCATCGCCCACATGAAAAAACACAAAGGTAGACATACTTGCAAACATACCACCGTGTGCTACGCTCGTCACGCGGAGGCTCTATGCACAAAGACGCGGCTGAATTCGTTGGGGTGTTGTTGCATTCGGCAACGGCCACGCATTTTCTGCATCTGCAAACGGCCAGTTACGCTGCCCACAAGGCACTCGGCCACTATTACGAGAACATCGTGGACTTGGCCGACAAGTATGCGGAAGCCTACCAAGGGCACTACGGCATCATCCCCCTCGCCGACTACCCCGAGGGGTTCAAGGTACAGACAGATGCGGCCAAATACGCCGACAGCCTGCTGACCTTTGTGAAAGGCACTCGCAAAGACTTGCCCAAAGACACCGACCTCCAGAACATCATTGACGAGATCGTGGGCGAGATTGCCGCTCTGCTCTACAAGTTGGAGCGATTTAAGTAAATGGCGGTTGACCGCGCACGAATTGCTGCGGCGCTTGCTCGTGAAGAACAACGCCGACGTTTAATGGAATCGGTGCCGTCTACCGAACGTGTTGCGCCAGCGCCTCAGTCACGCAACTTACGTCGTGAACTGGAAAACTTGTCTATCGGCGTTGGTGAAGGCATCACGAACCAGTTGGAAGGGCTAAAGGGCATTGTGACCGACCCCATAGGATCGGCTAAAGCGGGCTACGAGGCCGTAAAAGGCATTGTGCGCGACCCGTCCGTACTTGCTGACGCATTGCGCTACACCGCCCAGAAAGCCGGTAGCGGCCCGTTAGGCGCAGGCGAAGTGATGGGCGAATTCCTGACGCCAAGCGTTAAAGGCGTTGGGAAACGCGACATATTTATTGGTAAAAAAGCAGAAACTTGGCGGCCAAGTGCTGCAAAACAGGCTGAAGAAATGGAAGCCGCTGGAATTGATCCAGAAACGATTTGGCGTGAAACGGGAACAATGCGAGGGCCAGACGGGGAATTGCGCCAAGAGATTAGTGATTTAGATGCTCGTTTAGAGTTTTCTGCAATTCCAGAACCAAAAAATGCGTTTAAATGGGCTGATGAATGGCTCAATGAGCGTGGCTTTATTTGGAAACCGGGCATAGACGTTTTTTCGCCTTCCATACCGGAAGATGCAAGAAAAGCCGCAATAGAATATGGAAAATCAATGGCAGGAAAAACTGTAGAGGCGGTGCCATTGCAAAGAGTTTTAAGCCACCCTGAACTACAACAATCGTATCCTGATTTGTACAGTCGGCTGAATGTTGCAAGAGAGCCAAGCGCAGTAACACGAGGGCGTTATCAAGACAATTTGGTAACGACGGGCGGCGGCGGGGTAATTGGCAGTAAAGAAATTGATCCAGAATTGTCTACCCTTTTGCACGAGTTGCAACACGCAATCCAAGAACATGAAGGATTTTCACGAGGTGGAAACCCGGAAATTGCGCGAAGTATTTTAGACGTTAACGCGCAACAACAAATGCGGCCTTTTAGCCAAGCATTGTATGAGCGAAACGAAGCGGCTCGCGTTTCAGGCCAAGCGTCGCAAGCGCAATACGCGCAAAAACTAAAAGAACTGCAAACGAGAGAGAACATTCGCCCACGAGCGTTGACCAATATGTCGGATTGGTACAAGTACGGAGACAAAGTTTCCCAAGAATTGTCAGATCGTGGATTGGGATGGCAAATGCCGCGAGATAAAGGAGTCAAGCGTGATCGCTGGATTCAAGAAGCGGTGAAAACAATGCAACGAATGATAGAAGAAGATCGTCCAGAAATGCGAGGCGCCGAACGGGCGTTAACTCCATCGCAAGCAAAAAATGTGTTAGCAAAAACGGATCGGGTGTTCCGAAAAACGCAAGAAGCAGCACTTGCAGCAAGTAAAGTTAAAGAAAAAATTCAAAAGTTAGAAGAAAAGAGTGATTTTGACTTGTATCAGCGTTTGGGTGGCGAAGCAGAATCTAGAGCGGTACAGGCAAGGATGAAAATGCCGTTACGGGAACAACGATCCACTTTCCCAAAATATGACGTTCCACTTGATGAAATTTTAATCCGACGATGAACGCAGGTGCTTTTAAAAAGGGTCAGAAAGGCGGGCCGGGTAGGCCCAAGGGATTGCCTAATAAGTCCACGCAGGCCGCCAGAGAGGCCATTGCAGCGTTTGTGGACGGCAACGCAGACCGTCTCCAAGGGTGGCTAGATCAGATCGCAGAGGAGAAGGGGCCACAGGCTGCCTTTGATTCCTTTAGCACCCTGTTGGAGTACCACGTTCCCAAACTCGCCCGCCAAGAGATCACAGGACAAGACAACGGCCCGGTCAAGGTACAGATCGGATGGATGGCTCCCGAATAATCCTGCCCTATCGCCCACGCAAGGCGTTCCTGCCCTTTCATAACAGGACGCACCGCTGGGCGTGCCTTGTCGCACATAGACGCGCAGGCAAGACGGTCGCCGCCGTCAACGACATGATCCGTGCCGCTATCACCTACCAAGGCCCATACGGGCTATTCGGATATGTCAGCCCGTACAGGTCGCAGGCTAAGGCAATTGCTTGGCAATATTTTAAGGAATTTGCACAGCCCATCATCAACGCGGTCAACGAACAGGAACTGACCGTTACCCTAATGAACGGCAGCCAAATACGGCTATTTGGTGCCGACAATGCCGACGCAATGCGTGGCCTTGGCTTCTCCGGCGTGTACATGGACGAGTATGGTGACTTCAAACCCAGCGTCTTTGGCAACGTCATACGCCCTGCCCTATCAGATAAGCAAGGCTGGGCTGTGTTTGGTGGTACACCGAAAGGCAAAAATCAATTCTGGGAAATTTACGAAACCGCACAACGCATCCCAAATGAATGGTTCCTGTTGCGCCTCCCCGCCTCCACCAGTGGGCTATTGCCGCCAAGCGAACTTGCGGCAGCCAAGGCGCAGTTAGCCGAGGATCAGTACCTACAGGAGTACGAATGCTCATTTGAAGCAGCCATCCTCGGCGCTTTTTACGGCACAGAAATGCGTCAAGCGCAGGATCAGGGCCGTATTACACGCGTGCCATACGACCCGAACTTGCCGACGTACACGGCATGGGACTTGGGCTACCGCGACGACACGGCGGTATGGTTTTACCAGCCCTCACGCGGGGAAATACGCGTCATTGACTACTTTGCCATCTCGGGTGCTGACATCCACGACATTGCCGAACACGTAAAGAGCAAGCCCTACAAGTACGTCAAACACTTCCTACCGCACGACGCTCGGGCCAGGAGCCTCCAGACCGGACGCAGCATCATTGAGCAATTAGCCGCGTATCTCGGCACCGCCAACCTTGCTGTTGTTCCCGACATCGGCGTGCAGAACGGCATCCAAGCCGTGCGCATGACATTGCCGCGAGTGTGGTTTGACGGCGAGAAATGCCGCGATGGCATAGAGGCATTACGGCAGTATCAGCGCGAGTACGACGAGGACAAGAAAGCGTTTCGGCAGTCCCCGCGTCACGATTGGACTAGCCACCCTAGTGACGCATTCCGTATGCTTGCGGTATCATGGCAAGAGATTTCTGACAAGCCCCCATCGGTAGAGGTAAAACCGCTGCTGGTTGGGCCTGAAAACAAGGTCACGCTAAACGATATGTGGGCCGTTCACGACCGCACGGTTAGCAGGAGAGCAAGGATATGAGCGTTCAACAGCCAACTCGGATGAATTACGTTGCCGTTGGCGCAACGTCCACAACGGCCTTTGGCAGCCCCGGCGCGTATCTGCACCGCGTGGTGGTCAACGTCGCCAGCAATACGGAAGCCTCGGCTATTGTGAAGGACGGCAGCACCACGTTGGTGTCGTTCCCCGCGACGACGGCAGCCGGCGTGTACTCGGTGGAACTTAACGTCGCCACGACGGGCCAGATCACGGCAACGTGCAGCCAAAACGCCTCTATGTCGGTCGTCGGCCTTTTTAGCACGTACGCCTAATGAAAGCCGGCCTCTACGCCAACATTCTTGCCAAGCAGGAGCGGCAGGCAAGACAGCGCCGTGAGGGTCGCCCCGTAGAGCGTACCCGCAAACCCGGCGAGAAAGGCGCACCGACTGCCGAAGCGTTTAAGCAATCAGCCAAGACGGCGAAGAAATGACGGCAGCGTGGCAACGATCCGAGGGCAAGAACCCGAAAGGCGGTTTGAACGCCAAGGGTCGCGCCTCGTACAAAGCCGAGACGGGCGGGACGCTGAAGCCTCCCGTCAAATCGGGCGACAACCCACGCC